GTTGGGCACGTTACCGGGTCCGGGAACGAAATTTTTGATCACTGGCGACGTGGTTGCCGTTGTAACCGCAATAGAAAAAGTTATGAGTCTCCTCCCTTCAAACCTCTTGTAAGCTGAGGCCTGAAAGTAGGCATCGGGGACGGGTAACTGACAAGTCACCGCGTAGTCATGTCCTCTAGCCACCAAAAGTTTCTCAACTACGGTTTCTTCTGAATAGGTCAAATTGGTCTGACCTAGTGGGTTCCACATCGAACCAAAAGGATATTGGGAGAGGTAAGGTACTTGAGCATCTAAAACCGGCCACAGTGCTTGTTGTGAAGCCACCATGGAATTTCCTGCTCTGAAGCTATCTCCACCAACTTCTTCCGTTCTGTTCCTAATTACTAGTTGGAGCATCCCATCTGTCGGAGCATGAGAAAATAACATCTTCATTCTTAAAGATCCTGAATAAAACATAAAGATCTGATTTAAGAAATCAAAATTGTCGTAAGAATAATCTGAAAAGTCCAGAATTTTTACCGGGCCCGGGAAAACCTGTTCGGGTTAGGCCTCGCGATAAGAATACCTACTTAACACATCATCTACACTAAAATTGCTAGCCATATAGACCGGCAATGCTGCACCACGTGTAGCGATGTTTTTGAAATCATTCCTAAGACTACTTTGGAAGTTGCCTGGTACGCAACTTTGCAAAGATGTTAGTTGAAAATCGTCTGCTGGACATGCAAACACCAACATTGGAAATAACACTGTATCACCGTTGAACTTCGGAGGCAAACTCAAGAGTTCTACCACTATCGAAGGTTGAATGGTCGGCACTGTATCTTCCTGCCAAGCTTCCGCTTGAAGGTATGGTATCTGCACATGATGGGTCAAACTTCCTTTTACCGAAATTATCTCCGTTGGTAGATGCGTAATATCCGCATCTTCTGTACCTGGTACATAACCATTGGGGTACAGGGTTACTCTAAATTTCGCTCCATAAAGTGAGCTGCTGTAGAATTTCAGCATGATGTTGAAGCTACCTCTCCAGTATCTAAACATCCTAAACAAATACTCAGCGTGCGACCCCCTGAGTAGAGACAATGAATAACTGTAACGCTGAAAAGTTTCGCTGAACAAAACCTTTTCGATGTAATACGGCGTTCTAGCTATATCATTTATCATGGTCATACTTCTTCTGCTTTTTATCCCTCGACAATCCCCAAGCATCGTCCTCGACGCTACATAGGATGCGCTTGGAAAGCTGAAATTATCCATAACGTTCAAACGTACGTCTGTTTGTGTTCCGTCAGGAAAAATCTCTTGATCCGGTGTTTCTTCTGCGTTATGTGAAAGTATGTTGATATCTTCTAATGTCTCCGCTCTTCCTGTGAGAGTGTTGTAAATTGCACCACCTCCTGCACTGAGCACTCCAGTTCCGACAACGCCAAGTGCTGTAAGCAACCTATTGGATCCTCCGTTCAGGTCCCCTTCATGCAGAGGTAATTGATGAGCTTGAAAGACAGGCGTATCATAACCCATTGCTCGCGGTCCCACAAGACTGGCGAACACGCTAACGTTAACACTCGGCGTCTCTTCTCCTGGTTGAAGAACTATGATCGGAT